GTAATCCGCCCATGTTCGCTCTCCTGATTCTGATGTTGGTTTCATTAGCATACTTTCACCTTACGCAAGGTCGACCAGCGGAGGCATCATAGATAAAGCCTCATGATTATGCCCGTGACATCTTCACTTTTTCTTGGGCTATTGATTGCTCGGAACTGAACGCTTTCACGATCCTTTGAGCCCTCACCTTCCCAATGCCTTCAATGGTCTGCAACTCCTTCACAGTTAGCCCTGCGACTTCATTGACGGATCCACACCTTTCGAGGAGTCTTTCGGCTATTGCTTTACTGCAACCTGCCGCCATCAATATGTCCATCCTCATGTCTTCGGTGGCGGTCTTCCTGATCAGGCGATACGTTGATGTTGATCCCAAAGTGTTGTGCTTTTCAAATCGTTTGCAGATGAATCTCGCAGCGGCTGACTTGTCAGGGAACATGATGATCGACACATCAAAGTCAACATGGAATCTTGCGAGAGATCCAGTGAATGAGGCAAACGCCTGGGGGAATCGAATCCTACGTCCTCCGCCGCCTCTCTTCCCTGCCTTTGCCACATATTGATCAAGAGTGCCGTGAATCAAAAGAATGGCGTTGGTGTAGTTGTCTTCCATGTTTTGCAATTGCTTTTCGAGATGGCCGGAATACATACTCCCCATATAATCATCAATGGATTTCGCTTCAATCCCAAGAGTGTCGAAACAATAATCTGTGATCATCGTTTGACGAACTTCATAGTTCAATCCTTTGCTTTCACAGTATTTGATGACAAGATGTTCCAAACCCGATCTTTCACGGTTGTCGATGAATAGCGTTTTTTCTTCACTCATTCTTCTTCACGATCCCTAAACTCTTCAGCATATTGTTGTCGGCGTTTGTCAGCGCAAATGTCACATAGAACATGATATGATTCACCGCTGGTGACATCATTTGAGCAATTGGGTGCGCCACACTTCATTCTGGCAACCCCTGTGTCGATTGTGCAATGACAAGGCTGTTCAGCAAATCACATACTAAGACTGCCCATTTTGGATCTAAAGTCAATGAAACCATGTTATCGGCTTGCATGATCTCAAAATATCCAGACTGATGATTATGCCTAAATGACCATGGCAATGCTTCTGGAGGGATTTCTTTGTTGTGATGTGCTTCCAGCATCTTCTTCTTTTTTTCATTTCTAATTGCTTCAATATCTTCTTCAGTCATTATGCGCCACTTCCCTTTCCATCATAGTATGGACATTTGCCAACGCAAAGCCCCTCATTGTATATTGTAGGGCAGGTTGGAGTTTGGTAATAACGATCTGCACCATGTTGCAGATACTTGTTTGTTTCAGAGGGCTGATAGTCGGCCCATTCGAGATTTTTAATGAATGAATGAGTTTTTGCTACAACATCAGTTCTTGGAATTGGTGACGTGTGCCCTGGTCTGGCGAAGTTCCTAAAGTAATCCATTAGGTACATCATGAGATAGGATCGTGGCTTGTGAGGTGGATTGCTTCCTTTCTCACAAGCCGCTTGAGCCAAGCAAGGTAGCATTGGAATGTTGTTGATGTTAGTCGCCGCAATCTCAATGTCTTCCATCGTGAAGGTCTTCGAGGACGGATCATATTGGCCAGCGAAAAGGTTCTGTGAATCGCGCTCAACTATTTCAACTGGCATCCCTCGACCTTCATACAAGTGCATACCTGGGGAGGGATTCTGTGCTGTTTCGTTGACATGAGCCCACCCTAACTCCAAGTCATCCCGTGTCACTGGAATGCCCCAAATGCCTCTCTTTGCATTGTAGGTGTTGGGAATACGAATGTGTCGATCTGGACGGAAAGACACAACAGGATCTAACGTGATGAGGTTGAATTGCTTCACCCATTTGTTGATTATGATTCTGCCTGAGAAGAGGAGATCGTTCAAATCCTTTGGAGGTAGGACGTAGGTTTTGTCCAATTTCGCCCACACATGAAAGCCGCCTCCTGTGAACCAAATTGCGTGTTGGTAATGTTTCCTTGACAGATACTGCGAGAGTGTCTTTACTTCTTTGCAGCACTTATCGCCAGCCTCTTCAGCAGATAGGTTGTGATGCCGCACTGCTTGATCGACATCGAAGTCCATCACAAAATGTGGAATTATGGCGGTGTTGTATTCACACCGATTTCCTTTTGTTTTCAGATCACGGAAGCCATATACCGTGGTGGTCATGTTGGCTTTACCGTTTGTTGATTTGAGATAATGATCGAGTTGTTCTCGCTTGTGAATCACCTTCCGCGTCCTCATATCGATTTCACGGGGGTAGTCGTCAAAGAGAGCCATATAATCACCACAGAGTTGTTTGCACCATTGCTTTTGGTATTCCTCTATTTGTCAAGTCGATAGAATCGACCATATCAATCCTCTCACCGATCCATTTCATCACAGGCACAGCCATGCTGTTTCCTAATGCCTTGTATCGATGAGTTGATGGACATCTGCTTGCTTCTTTTCCTTTCCATGGAATCTGAGTATATCCCACTGGGAAGCCTTGCAGCCGTTCGCATTCAGCGGGCATAAGGCGGCGAACAAGCAATTGGGATTCATAGTCGTCAAAGACCATTGGCCCATTGTCAATGGCAATTCCTGTGTTGGTCCCCATCGTGGAGGCCACATGGCCAGTGAGTTTGTTGTTCCATATATCCACTCCTCTGCCTTCCATAATCAAATGACCATTTGTCCCAAGGCATTGATTATTGATTGAGCCATGATGATACATTCCCGCTGTAAGCGAACCTGCTGGCTTTAACGGGTTTGAATCTATTCCTCTTCCAGTGTCGCTCGATGGATCTTCGCTCTTATCTCCAGGGCTGTCCTTAGTAAAGAGGGTATTTTTTTGCCCCTTCGATCCGCCCTGTTTAGAATCCCGAACGAGGCTCTCGGACTCAAATAATACTGCGGCGGCACTTCTCCAATCCCCATCAGCACATCCGACAACAAACACCCTTCGTCTTCGCTGTGGGACTCCGAAATTTTGAGCGTCAAGAACTCGGTAGGCGAACCCATACCCGAGTTTTGCCACTTCGCTGAGGAAGGTAGCGAAATCTGCCCCTCCTCCAGATGACAACAAGCCAACAACATTTTCGTAGACGAACCACTTGGGTTGAATGTCTCTAACAACGCTGAGGTAGTGGAGGGCCAAGTTGCCACGTGGATCATCCATTCCAAGTCTTTTCCCTGCGAGAGAGAACGATTGACACGGGCTTCCTCCCACGACACATTTTGCTTTTCCTTTCCATTCATTCCAATCAACTCCGGTCACATCTCCAAGGTTTGGGACGTGTGGATAGTGATGTTTGAGTAGTGCAGATGGGAACTCATCAATGTCGGCAAATGCGACAGGTGTCCATCCCAGATCATGCCATGCAACAGTTGCTGCTTCAATACCGGAGAACAGGCTGATGTATTCCACATCAATTCCCCTCCGCTATTTTTCTCATCTCATAAGGCATTTGAGATCGATTGTACTTTGGGCAATATCCCTTCACCTTGCACCAAGGCTCGCAGATGTATCTCTCTGCGTGAGAGGACTTCACTTCAAAGTGCTTTCCGTTGAAGTCGCCAGTGTAGCGAAGATGAGCCGCAACAAGTGCCGTAAGGTCATCAAGCATCTCCATAACGATCTTGGTTTTAGCACCTTCTACAAATCGGTAAATCGTATCTCTTTGAGAATCTTTGTACCCTTTGGTATGATCCCAGCCCCAGTGTTGTATATTCGCTCCACCAAGTTCTGGATCATCTGACTTCCTCAATAGCCATACGTAATAGGCCATTTCCTTTGCCATGCCCTTGTACTTGGCATCTCCGTGATTCCCTTTCCATTCCCCAGTCTTGAGTTCGTGGATATGCAATTCCCCGTTAGGGGCTACAAATAAGCGATCAATGATTCCTGATGCATGGATTGTGACCTTAGTGCCATTGACATCCAAATCAATCAAAGCATCGACTCCACGTTCATTGCCCAAGGGCTTGAAGTATTCAGGATCGCAAGTCATGAATCGTTGCGCTTCGGCAGTCATCAAACGCGCAAGATGCTTTTCCTCATCTAAGCCATATTCCTCTCCCGTGTGTTGGGCGATCTCATCATCCCACCCTTTGCTCACCTGAGATTCAGGGATCAGTGTTTGGAAGTATTCTTCGAGTGCGTTGTATCCCTTTTCATCACGGATCTGCATTGCCTTTTCCACATCCAATACATGATCGAGAATGTACTCGTATGCATCGTGGACATTCGTCCCCCTGAGCATATTATCATTCTGCGGCTCCTTCACGCCAAGGACGTACTTGGCAAAGTATTGCTGTTGACAGAATTGGAATGTGCTGAGTGATGATTTGGTCACTCTCAAAACCACGTTTGGATGGTCTTCATGGACGAAGTTGGGATGCCATGCATAAGATGACCTAAGATCATCTCGGCGTGGCACAGGCATAGGCTTAGGGGGCCTCATTGTCAAAGGTTCAATATCAATCATCATCATCACTCTCAAGTTCTATCAAATTCAATATCTGCTGATCTTCTGGTGCAGCCAACATATCACACGCTGGCGGCTCATCATCAATGAATTGAGGATACGCGACTTCAATGGCTTCATCGCTATCGAAGTCTTCGAGTTTCATTTGCCCAGTAGCGGTGAACGACACAGCCTTGCAAGACTTGCAATCATACATCCCTTTCTTTGGCAATGGCTTGTACCCCTCTTTGAATCGTGCCTCCAATTCCTCCAACAGATAGCCATCCTCACCAGGTTTCATTGATCGCAGTCCGTGATTGCTCACTTTCACACTCTCCTTGTCCCAGTGCTTTGCTGTTTCCCATAGTTCAGGGTATCCTTTCCAAAGCGACCACCATGAATCGAGTGGTTGTTTGATGCAATGGAAGCAACCAAGGCGATTGAAGTTGACGTACAATTCGTTGACTAAACCTGCCTCATCGAGATAGGCCATGCAATCTTTTTCGGACCATCCCCAATCTACCAAAGGGTATCGGTTTTTGTCATTCCTCTTGTCTTCTTTCTTGCCAACTCTGTGGGCTTCATCTGCGGCGATCCCAATATAGACTACATCGCAATCAGCCTGAGCCTTCTGCAATGGCTGAACCTTTGCTTCTCTGGCCCAATAACAAGGGTATGCTCGAAGAGGTGCGCCACGTTGCTTTCCTTTGTTGACACCACGTGTGACTCGCCCATAGAACCAGTCATCCCACGACTTAGGAGATCCGACAAAATCAACCTTGAGATCCTTCTCAGGATACTTCTCTTGGATGTGTGCCTCGATCATACGAATGTATTCGATCAATTCTGGCATCTCAAATCCTGTATCAGCAAAGGTGATCTTTGTGACTGGATATTGAGGGTCATCCATTTCAAGTAGCCTAAGCAACATCGCTGCGCTGTCTTTGCCGCCGCTGAAAGCGACCATTCCAGTAGTGGGGTGTTCCTCCATGTGACTCATTCCTCTGAGTCGGTGTGAATCAACACCACATAAGGAATCTTCGCACGATCCAAAGCCTCTTTGACATAAATCCTGCATTGAGATTTAGTGTATTTTTTTGAGGTGAGCGAGTAGTCCATGAACCAGTCCACCCCATCAGGGCCGATGCCAGTATCGAAATGGATCCCTCGGCGGTTCATGAGTTCCCCACGAATAGTGAACGATTGCTCAACGAAGGCCGTCGAAAAGGAGATGGTGTATTCCATAAGGATCACTCCTCGTTGGCACGGAAAGAACCATCGGATAGGCCAGCCCATCCGTTCCAAGTTCCTTCTCCACCTTGTTCTCGAACAAAGAGGACGACTGGCTTAGGTGCAGCCAGAGATGTCCTGTTGGCCGTGAGGGTTGCAGTTGACACTTCTTCCCCTGTAAGGTCATGGTTTGCATCACGTACCTTCATCACATCAACAGAGATGAGTTGCTGGAAGTCACGCTCAGAGTCCTTGAGCCAAGCGGGAACATCTGCTCCTTTGATCTCATTACCGTTTGAGTCGTAGGACAATTTGCGCCCAGTGATGCCGTACACATTGACACCCATTCGGCACAGTTCCTGCATATTGTTCATGGCAGAGTTGTATCGGTTCTTTCGGATGTTCCAATTGAATCGTCCGATCTTGGTGGTTGCAGATTTGCCAGATACGTCAATGCCGTCCTTACCCAAATCCAAATCCTCGATCTTCATGCAGGTTTCACAGATGTTGAGCCAGTGGTCAAGTCCATCGAAGCACAATGTCTTCAGGTATGGGCTCGGCATCTTTCCGTTTGCTTCGTAGTATGCCTCCTGAGCCTGTCCAACCTCCAGGGCATAGAGTAGGATGTCCATCGTGTTTTGATAGGTCGCAGGGAAGTCGAAAGGAACTCGGCTTTGGCCCTTGAAGATCACCCACGGGTTGAGGACAACGATGTTGTCCTTCTTGTCATCGTGGTGAGCAGCCTTGGTGGTTTCGCCGCCAAGATCAAAATCAACGTGCCAGATCTGTGCGCCGTTTGCGATTTCCTCTTCAGTGAGAGAGTCGAGAACCATACCAGTCTTTCCAGACTTTCGAGGTCCGTCAATGCCAGCGAAAACGTATGTTTTGATACGAGGGTTGCTGTTCATTGAGTGAGCGATGACCTTCCATGCAGGGTTTGCACTTTGAGGGTACTTCCAATCGCCAGCAACCAAAGAAGGCGGCACGACTGCTTGTGCAGTGATCGTGGCCGATTCTTCTGGAGTGAATGCCGATTCATAGGGAGGGTCGACAAACATCGGCTCCTCCATGTCTTCATCAAGCGGGGATGGTTCAGTGTCCACCATGGCTTCAATCGGCGGTCCGTGAGCGAACACTGATGGCGTGTCAACATCTGCCGTCGATGGGAGATCAGCGGGCGTTGCCACTACCTCTTGCTTCGTTGGCTCCTTGG